TGAAGAAGTTTCAACTTCAGGGGCTGAAATAAGACAAAAAACAATATTAGGGTTGCAAGTAAGATTTGTGGATGCACAAAGCGGTGAAATAATTACTGGATCAGGATCTGGTGATGCGGTTACAGTGAAGAAAGCAAGCTTATTAGATGGACTCGACGATATAAAATTTAATCAATCAACAATCGGAGTATCTACCAAAAAGTCATTAGAAACTGCTTCTTCAAGAGTCGTAAGTAAAATGATTAAAAAGGGGATATTTCCGAACTAATGAAAAAATGGATCTCTTTATTTGTATTCTTTCTTTCCCTACAGGCTTCAGCTCAGTATACGTACACCTATACAGATCCCTGTACTTTAACTTCAAGGAGCGTATTCGTACCTGCTGGAGGTGGAGTAATGGTAAATTACTTTGATAATCACAACACATTTACTGCTAATGATTTCTCTTCGGGAGCATTTGATGCTTGGATAACTTTAGTATCTCAACAAAATTCAAACTCACCTTGCCAATCTGTAACTACTGCTATTGTAAACAGTATAACTAATGTAACAGTAGCTAATACCTTAACTGTAGTTACAAATGTAATATCAGTGACAAACGTAGCTCAATCTGTAGCAACCATAGGAGGATCTATGGGAAGCTCTATGACAGCTACAGCCGGAAGCGTAACAAACTCCTCACAAAGTGAAGGAGGTAGTACTAACCAAAATTCAAAAGATGACCAAAAATCAAATTCAAATACATCTACAGGAACGAATACAGGAACTGCTGGAACAAGCCCAACAGGTAACCAAAATCAAGGAGGCCAAACCAATCCTAACCCTTCTGGAGGAACACCTTCACAACCTTCAACAGGAACACCTCAACAAGGAGGAGAGACTACAAATCCAAATCAACCAACTTCAACAGGAAGTCCAACGTCTGAGTCATCTGTAGAAGGATCAAGTGGTAGCGGAAATAACTTAGCTAACTCTTTATCAAACTCAGTAGACGGAGGATCAGCTGATGGGGGAAGTTCATCAGGAGGTGGAGGCACATCAGGTGGAAGTAAAAAATCAAATTCAGCTGCTAAAAGTGTAGGGAGTTTAATTGCTTCAGGAGATGTGGTAGCTATTGCTAATACAGATCAAACTCAAAACTTTAGGTTTGTAGGAAGTATAACTCACGCTAATACTAGAGGAACTAGAATTAAAGGAGTATTATTTAATTACACTTCAGGTGTTAATAATCTTAATGTTACTTTTTATAAGTCTTGGATTAATAAATCTAAAAAATTAAATACAGTAGGTGCTCAATCCATTATGATGGATTTTGATAAAAACTTCTTTAGCACAACTACAGTATTAGAATCATATAAAGTAAGTAATAAACTAACAGGAATGTTTGGTGTTAATTTTACAGCAGGTAAAATGGGAGAAAGATCTTTATTAAATTTATCAGCTGTAGGTGGAGCGCATAGTAGTTTTAAAGTAAGTGATAGAGTTAGTACTAGCATACTTGTATTAGGAGTGTATTCTCCATTTACTCAGTTCTACGAAGGTAAATGGTGGGATGCTGGTGTAATAATAGTACCATTTAATTCATGGGATTTAAAAATAACTAAAACATTTAAGTTTAATGTAAGTTTTACAGGAGTATATGAAGCAGGTAACGAATTTTTAAATTATCAAATATTAACAGGTGGTAAATTAACATTTTAATTATGAAAAAATTAAATCAATTATTTGAAAGGTTTTATGATAAAGTCTCAAATTTCCTTTTTGGAAAGTAAAACAGTTTAATACTATGAAAAAATTATTTTTATTACTAGCGTTAGTATTTTTAACATCAGCTGATACAGCTACTAAAGAATGTTACAAAGTAACAAAAGTGTCTTCACAAGTTGAAGCACCAGAAATGAAAAAAGAAAGAGTAGTCTTTGGAATCAAACAAATGACAGAAGAAATTCTATCTGAAAAATATGATATATGTGAAGATGGAACCCCAGTTGAAGTAGAAGTACTATCAGTTGAAGCGCCTTCTACAAATACATCTTTAGGTCCATTCTCTAAAACTAAAAAAATTACTATTGTAAAATTAAGATTATTAATTGGTAAAGAAGAGTACTGGGGTCAAGGAGAAGCAAATACTACAGTTCAATCAACTTTTCTAGATTTAAACGATGATAATTTACCATTTAATAAAACATCCTTCTCTGGAGCCGTCAAGAAAGCTTTAGTAGAAGCCGTAGATGAAATGAAATCTTAATATTTATCAACAAATGTTATATAATTTGTTTTGAAAGTAGGTTACATAATTAATTAACTTAAAAACATATTTTATGGGATTTTTCAGTATTTTTAAAAAATCAAATGATTACAATGAAAAAGTTGTAATTGGATTCATGTCATTTATGGTAATGGTAATCGCCATTGCAGTAGACCTTGTAACAGGTTATTATGGTAAACCATTAGAATTAAACGAGTACATCTTTGACGCATTTATGTACATCACATTAGGATCATTCCTTCCAGATGTATTAGAAAAATTTGCAGCAATGAAGAATGGTAAAAAATCAAACGACGAATAATTATGAGCTTAAAAAGTTTACAAGCTAAAATAGGAGTAACAGCAGACGGAGCATTCGGTCCTGGTACTATGAAAAAAGCAATGGAGTTTTATAAACTAACACCAGTTAGAGCAGCTCATTTCTTTGCACAAACCGCACATGAAACAGGAGGTTACAAATTGTTTTCTGAAAACTTAAACTACTCAGCACAAGGATTACAAGGTATCTTTGGAAAATATTTTCCTGGTACTTTAGAAGAATCTTATGCTAGAAATCCTGAAAAAATCGCTAACAGAGTTTACGCATCTAGAATGGGTAACGGAGACGAAAAATCAGGAGATGGTTGGAAATTTAGAGGAAGAGGTGCTCTTCAATTAACTGGAAAAGATAATTATGCAGCATTTGCTAAATATTTACAAAAACCAGAAATTATGACTACTCCTGACTTAGTAGCTACAGAATATTCATTTGAATCAGCAATGTTCTTCTTTGATAAAAACAAATTATGGGAGATATGTGATAAAGGAATTAATGATGCAGCTATTTTAGCTCTTACGAAAAGAATTAACGGTGGTACTCATGGTTTAGCAGATAGAAACGAAAAAACTAAAAAGTATTACGAATACGTTAAATAGTTAAATATAAGATGAAAACTTCACTTTTAATTACATTATCATTGACAACAGCATGCGCATTTATAGGTTCATATTTTATGAATCTAACAGCAGATAACATCGAACAGTACCTATCAGTAGCATTTGTAGTATTTGCTGATGGGTTCTTCGGTGTGTGGGCAGGAGTTAAAAAAGAAGGATTCAAAACTTATAGAGCTTTAAAAGTATTAAGAACATTTGGATTCTGGGTAGTAATGCTATCAGCAATCCTAACAATAGAAAAAGGATTTACGGGAACATCGTGGTTAAGTGAGACAATTATAGCTCCATTCTTGGTATTCCAATTAATCTCTATTCTAAAAAATGCATCAATGGTAGGTGTAGTTAAAAATGAATTATTAACTCAAATCCTAGATAAGTTAGATAAACATAAGGGAGAAAGAGAATAAATCAATAAAAATAGAATAATACTAGGTTGGATAATCCCCAACCTTTTATTATCTTTACAAAAATTTAAAGTTATGAAACAATGAAACCAATATTTGTAATTCAAATGCCGCTAGGCACTCCTTCTGAGATTTTAGAAAAAGCATACGATCAAGTACATAGTAACGGTATGAGTGAAGATTATCACGTACTTCTTACTATAGGTAATGATTCAACAGCAACTTTTAAATGCTTTAATTCTTCATATACTGAAGAAGAATATGCTAGATTAGAACAATTAATAAACGAAATAAATAAAGATTATGTCTCTTAAAAGAATTGAAGATTATAGTAAAACACTTCCAGTTGTAGAACTTTATACAGCAGTACAATCAGAAGGAAGTAGAGCGGGTTATCCTACAGTAGTAATCAGAACAACAGGTTGTACTCATAGATGTTACTTTGGTGAAGGTGGATGGTGCGATTCTTGGTACACAAGTATTCATCCTGAAAAAGGACATATTACTTTTCAAGACATTATTAATATGTACGATGCAAATCCTCACATTACAGAGATGATGTTAACAGGAGGATCACCTACAATGCATCCAGCATTAGTAAATGAACTAACACATTTTGCACATGAAAGAAAAATCTTCATTACAATCGAAACTGAAGGCTCTCATTTTCTGGAGACTGACTATCCTATTAATTTACTTTCCATATCACCTAAGTTTAGTAACTCGGTTCCTAAAATTGGAGTACTTACACCTCAAGGAGCTGTTACGGATGAGAAAATGATTAAGCAACATAACAAATTAAGACTTAACTACGATGCTATGTCTAAAATGATTTCATATCATTCAGACTATCATTTAAAACCAGTATGGGATGGAGAGGATCAAGGAGCATTAGATGAAATTATGGGTTGTATTAAAGTATTAGATATACCGCAAGACAAAGTATGGTTCATGCCAGCTGGTGATTCAAGAGAGGCTTTATTTAAATCATATCCTAAAATGTTTGATTGGGTGAGAGATAACGGTTATAGATTAACCTGGAGACCTCACATCATTGCATTTGAAGACCAAAGAGAAGTATAATGACCTTTAGAGAAGCACATATAATAGAATTTGATCTTTTCAATTCCTTATGGTTTTTATATTGTAATGAAAAAATAGGTAGTTCCACAATAGAAAAATACATAGAAGGTTTGGATATTGAATTAGAGTTCATTACATTTAACGGGTATAAATTTACAAGTAAAGATAAAAAAACAACTTATTGTTATGGAAAACAAACGACGAAAGAGTCACACTGATCTAGAAGTAGTACAAGTAGGATTTGCTAATGGTGTTGCACCTGGTTTCCCTTTTACCGATCAAGAAAAGGAAAAAATGATCGATGATGCTGAACAAGCATATGGTTTATTTTTAGATGCCTTAAAATGTGATTGGAGAAATGATCCAAATTCAATGGAAACTCCACGACGTGTAGCTAAAGCTTACGTTCACGATTTATGGAAAGGTAGATATACCGCAATGTCTGAAATTACTTCATTTCCAAGTGATGGTTACGATGGTATCGTAATTGAAAGAAATATACCATTAACATCAATGTGCTCACACCACCATCAAACAATTGGAGGAGTAGTTCATATTGGTTATATTTCTGGAGAAAAGGGGCAAGTAATTGGTTTATCTAAATTAAATAGAATTGTTGAATTATTTGGTCGTAGAGGAGCTATTCAAGAACAATTAACATCAGCTATCCATAATGCTGTAGATAAAATTACAGAAGGTAATTTAGGTGTTATTGTAACTATAGTAGGTACTCATAATTGTGTATCTTGTAGAGGTGTTAAACATCAAGGTGCTGCTATGGTTACTACAAAAGCAAGTGGTGCTTTTAGAGATGATGCCAATAATGCTCGTAAAGAGTTCTTTGATTCATTAAAAATTAATAACGGAGGTCATAATATTTAATATGCTAAAAGTAGGAAATAAAATTTACTTAAGTTGGGACGATGTGTCCCAACTAGTAGATAAATTATGTGAAAAAATTATTACTGAACAACCTAATATTGATTCAATATTTGGTTTAAAACGTGGTGGACTTATACCTGCTGTGATGGTATCACATAAGTTAGGTTTACCGTGGTCTGACGTAATGTTACCTAATACTTTAGTAGTAGATGATATTGCTGATACTGGAGTAACATTAAAAAATTGCATTGGAGGTTATACAGCAGTATTACATTATAAACCTCATACTTCATGTCATATCCCTAATTTATGGGCATCTATACATGAAGGAGATGAATGGATTATTTATCCATGGGAACGAAAAGATTCACAAACAATTCAAGATTACAAAAATTTATAATAGTTATGATAACAGAACCAAGAGTACCTTTTATTGATGAGGTAGAAGAATTTAATGCCGTAATGGGCAAACCAAACAATTATGAACCAGTTATCCCTCAAAGAAAAGAATGGGAATTTGTATACAATTTCATCCTTGAAGAACTTGAAGAATATAGAGAAGCTTGCGAAAGAGGAGACATCGTTGAGGTTTTGGACGCTTTGTGTGATATTACTTATGTTGCCACTGGGAACGGTACTATGTTACATGGCCTTAAGGATAAGATATGGCCAGCCTATCAAGAGGTTCAAGCGTCAAATTTATCTAAAGCTTGCAAAACAGAAGAGGAAGCAATCTCAACTGTCGCTAAAAGAAGCATCGAACAAGGTGAAGAATGCCATTACGAAAAAGTTGGAGCGTATTACATCGTTTATAGAACAAGAGACAGAAAAGTAATGAAAAATGTAAATTACTTTAGACCTAATTTAAGACAATTCTTCACTGAAGAAGATATTTACCAAAACAAAATTTAACCAAATTATTAACATTAAAACAAATTATTATGAACGGAATTGATATTATCATCCTAATTATTGCTATTGTAGTTATAGCAGCGGTTGTAGGAGCCTTTGTTACAAGAGAACAAAAATCCTTAAAAGAAATGACTGAAAAGTACTATGTAAACGACAAACTAGAAGAATTACCAAAAGAAAAATTTCAACCTAGAAAAGTTACTGTTCAACCTGCTACACGTCAAATAAATGAAGTTGTTAAAGACGCAGTAGGTGTTACTGAACCTAAAAATAAAGTAGAAAAAAATAAAAAATCAGAATTTCCTATTGATCAACCAAAGAAAAAAAGAAAATATTATCCAAAGAAAAAATAATATAATATACCGTTAGTTATGTCTAAAAAAAAGGTTTCCGACGAAACTATATTTGTACAAATTGCATCATATAGAGATCCTGAATTATTACCTACTTTAGAAAGCTGTATATCTAATGCAAAATACCCTGAAAATTTACGTTTCTGTATTGCATGGCAACATTCTGAAGAAGATAAATGGGATACTTTAGACCAATATAAAAACGATTCTCGCTTTAATATATTGGATATAAACTACAAAGATGCAAAAGGCGTATGTTGGGCTAGAAATAAACTTCAACGACAATATAACGGAGAAAAATACACATTACAGTTAGATTCTCATCACCGATTCGATAAGAATTGGGATGAGACTCTAATTGATATGTTAAAATATCTTCAAGATAAAGGACATAAAAAACCTTTATTAACCGCCTATTTACCTGGATACTTCCCTAATAATGATCCTGAAGGTAGAAACATAGAAATTTGGCACACAAACTATGATAGATTTATGCCAGAAGGTCCTATATTCATTACTCCTGACTACGTGCCAAACTGGAAAGATATTAAAGAACCAATACCAGCTAGATTATATTCAGGACATTTTGCCTTTACTTTAGGTAGTTTTGTACATGATGTACCACATGATCCTGATTTATATTTTCATGGAGAAGAAACATCAATAGCTGCTCGTGCTTATACTCATGGTTATGATTTATTTCATCCTCATATTCCTGTTATATGGCATGAATATACTAGAGAAGGAAAACAACGTCATTGGGATGATCATCAATTTTCACCTTTAGATAAACGTTCATTTAGAAAATATCGAGCATTATTTGGTATAGATAATGAAAGCAGAGAAGATTTTGACTTTGTAGGATATGATTTAGGTACTGAACGTACTTTAGCTGAATTTGAACGTTATATAGGTGTTGATTTTAAAGGAAAACGTGTCCACATCCACACATCACAACACAAATTACTACCAGTACCATATACAACTGAAGAAGAATGGGAAGCTAATATGACTCGACGTTTTAAATATTGTATCAATGTTTATAAAGGTTCACTTACTGAAGAAGATTATGATTGTTGGGTAATAGCATTCAAGGATAAAAACGGTGTTGAAATTAATAGACAAGATGCTGATGTTGAGGAAATCAAACGAATAAAACTTGGAAGCCCAGGACAATTTTATGATATTTGGCGAGAATTTGATTGTGTAGAATATCCAACAAGTTGGTTATTATGGCCACACAGTCCATCTAAAGAATGGAATCACGAAATAATACAAAACGAAATACCTTATTAATGAAAAAAGCAGAAAAACGCAAAATATTCATTCATCTACCAGCGTATAGAGAGCCTGAATTAATTCCTACAATAGAATCTGCATTAAATAATGCAAAATATCCTGAAAGATTAGTATTCGGTATATGCCGTCAATATAATGATGAGGATGGGTTTGATAATATTGATTCATATAGAAAAGACAAGCGCTTTAAAATTATTGACATACCATATACAGAAGCTAAAGGGTTACCTTATGCCCGTTATCAAATTAATACTTTAATTACAAATGAAGAATATATTTGTCAATTAGATTCTCACCATAGATTTGCACAAGATTGGGACGTTACATTAATTGAAATGCATGACCAATTAAAAGCTAAAGGACATAAAAAACCTATATTAGCTGCTTATTTACCTTACTATAACCCATTTAATGATCCTACAGAGCGTACTATGGAACCTTGGCAACAAACATTTGCTTCGTTCTACCCTCATGGAACAATATTCATTAGACCAGGATTATTACATGGATGGCAAGACATGACAGAACCAGCACCGTCAAGATTCTTATCAGGACATTTCTGTTTTGCTGATAGTCATTGGGCTAAAACTATTCTTCATGATGCTGATATATACTTTAGTGGTGAAGAATTAAATTTAACTGTACGTTCATATACTCACGGTTATGATATGTTTCATCCACATAAATTAGTTATATGGCATGCTACTATGAGAGAAGAACGTGATGGTATTCTAGTATGGGATGATCAATCTAAACGAGGTGAAGATTGGTGGACTCAGCAAAATATAGCAAGAGCTAAAATTAGACAATTACTTCAAACAGAAGACAATGGATTTGATTTAACGGGATATGATTTAGGGACTGAACGTACTCTAAAAGATTATGAAAAATATGCTGGTATTCATTTTAAGAAACGTGCAGTACAACGATATACACTAGAAAATCAATATCCACCAAACCCATTTATTGAAGATGATCAAGAATGGGAAGATTCATTTATGTTTTCATTTTATCATTTATTACAATTTAATAAAACATCATTTAAATTAAAAGATTATGATTTTTGGGTTGTAGCATTTGATGATGAAAATGGAAATGAAATATGGAGAGAAGATTATAATGAACATCAAATTAAACAAATAATGAGTCTTCAAGGAGATTGGTATAATGAAGAAAAATTCTTCTTAACAGATAGAGTACCAACAAAATGGGTTATTTGGGCTCATAGTAAATCTCAAGAATGGGCAGAACGAATAGAAGGACCAGTGAATTATGGAAACTAAAATTGTAACATCATATTATCCATTTCATAATGGAGAACCTTACTGGGGCCAATTAAATAGAGACAGATGGTATAAATACTCCTTAGCCACAATTTGTGGCCTAGGAGTAAATACTGTGTGTTATACTGATCCTGAAGATAAAGGATATAATCAATTAGTAGAATTAAAAGAGAAATTTAACCTTAAAAATTTAACTATTAAAATATACAATATTGAAGATAATCCTTATCAAGATAGAGTACATACAATAAGAACAAACAAATCAGAATTATATAATAATCCTGAAAATGTTAGATTTTACACTAGACCCACTGTTATATATTGGATGAAATATTCATTCTTAGAAATGGAATATGAATCTAACACTCAGCTGTATTGGATTGATGCTGGTTTGTCTCATAGTGGTTTATTTCCATCTTTTGCAAACCAATACTGTGATGAACCTGAATTTGCTACGTTTTACGGAAGTGAATATATGGCTAACGAGTATAAAGTATACAATTATAATAAAGCATTTACACCAGAAACACTAAATAAAATAAATGTGTATGCTGAAGATAAAATTATTAACTTATATAGACATTCATCTGATGATAATTTATTTGAATTTAATGAAAAATTAAACTTAAATACAAATTACGAATCTGTTTATCCCATAGCAGGGATATTTGGAGGAAACTCAGATTTAATGCTGCAATATATTAATAAGTCTAAAGAAGTAATAGAACAAATACTTCAAGTAGATGAAATATGTACAGAGCAAGAAATAATGGCTTATATAAATGCTAATAATAGAGAATGGTTTAAAAATTGGCATTTTGATACATTTTACCATGAAGATTGGAAAAATATATTCAAACCAGAACAAATATCATTCTCACATTTCTTTTTAAAACCTTTAACTTAATATGGCAAATATAGCTTTTTACGGTTCTCACAACGCCGCTTATGTTGTGGAAGAAAATAATGAGATACTCTTAGTATTGGAATTAGAAAGATTTCTTAATTATAAAAATAGTGGTTTAGCTCAATACAAATGTCCTAAAACAGAAGATTTATTATTTTATGCTCAGTATATTCCTAAATGGATAATGGAAAAATTAAATATAACAGAATTTGAAAACTGTTATCATTTAAATACAGATGTTATTATATATGAAAAACATGATTTAGAAAAATACATACCTGCTAAAAATTACGTACATTGTCTACATCATGAAGGACATGCTGCTGGGTGTTTTTATCAATCTTCACATAATGAAATGTTAATCTTTTCATTTGATGGTGGAGGAAATGATGGAAAATTTAATGTGTATCACTGTGTTAGAGGTGAATCACCAAGATTATTAGAATGTGTAACAAGTCCATTATCTGATAGTCCCCATATTCATTATGATTTAGGATTTCCTTATATGATGTTAGGTCATTATCTTAAAGACATTAATTTTGAAGATTTAGGAACAGGTAATCTTGTATATCCTGGTAAAATGATGGGTTTATCTTCATACGGTAAAGTAAAGAAAAAATGGTTACCTGCTTTTATGGATTTTTATAAAAGTAATCTTAATGGTTTAGATTTTCAACAACATGTAGATGAATTAGGAGAAAAAATAGGTGTTAAGTTTGACATAAATGATAGAATAGAAGGTAAATTAGGTTGGGACATAGCAGCAACAACACAGAGAGCTTTTGAAGATAGCTTTTTAGAAGTGGCACTACCATATATGAACCAGTATTCTGACTTACCAATTGGTATAACAGGAGGATGTGGTTTGAATATATTATTAAATACACGTTTAGTAACTGAGTTTAAGAGAGACGTATTTGTAGCTCCTGACCCAAATGATTGTGGTATTGCTTTAGGTATACTTTTAAACCATTTAAAGCCAGAAAAAGCATTTGATAGTACATATTCAGGTACAACATTATTAGATTTAGATAATTTATCTTATTATATACAAAACAGTAATACTAAATTTTTATCTAACTTTTTAGATCAAGATACATTAGTTAATGATTTAGCTGATGGGAAAATAGTAGGTGTAGCAAGAGGAAAATCAGAACATGGCGCTCGAGCGTTAGGTAATAGAAGTATAATTTGCAACCCTTCAATACCAGAAATGAAAGATGTTTTAAATGCTAAAGTAAAACACAGAGAATGGTATAGACCATTTGCTCCAGTAGTACGTTTAGAAGATATATCTAAGTATTTTGAATGGGAAGGTGAATCTAGATGGATGAGTTTCTGCCCTACAGTAAAACCAGAATGGAGAAAAAAATTAGCAGCTATTACACACGTAGATAATACTGCACGAGTTCAAACCGTAACACGTGAGCAAAATGAATGGTTATATGACTTATTAACTAAATTTGAAGAAAAAACAGGTGTTGGAGTGTTATTAAACACATCATTTAATGTAGATGGAAAACCAATATTATCTACTTGTAAAGATGCTTTTACAATACTTGAAAAAACAGAAATGGATTGTTTAATTATAGAAGATTATTATTTTAAAAAATATTAAAAAATGGATTTATTTGAATTAGTAGAAAAATATGGTACTGATAAAACATTAAGTGGTTATACTTACACTTACTCTGATTTATTTAAACCTATAAAAGACCAAGTAACAACAGTACTAGAAATAGGTTTAGGAACATTAAACCCAGAGATACCTAGTTCATTTGCCGGAAATGTCCGACATTTCGATTTTTACAAACCAGGAGGGTCATTACGTGTGTGGAGAGATTATTTTTCTAAAGCTCAAATATATGGTATTGATATAGCTAAAGATTGTATGTTTAGTGAAGAAAGAATTAAAACATTCTTATTTGATTCTTCTGAAAAAGAATATTGTGATTATTATTTAGATAATTTAGAATTTGATATTATCATCGATGATGGAAATCATGATCCTAAATATCAAGTTAAAACATTAAGAAATTTATTCCCTAAATTAAAAGAAGGAGGAATCTATGTTATTGAAGATTTAGGAGGATACCCAGGCACTGAAGAGTTATTAATTGAATATCGTGAAGAATTTGAAGAATTAACTAAAGGGTATGATGTTGTAAATAAAGGAAATCATATTGTTATACAAAAGACAAAAGTAGAAATAGTGGAAACAATAGAAATTGATAATAAAGAATTAACAGTAGTTACGGGACTATGGGATATTAGTCGCGCAGGTAGAAGTTTTGACCATTATATTGAAAATTTTAATAAATTTTTAGAAATGCCTGTAAATATGTTTATTTACGTTCCTAAAGATTTAGAACATTTAGTTTGGAAAAAACGTAGTAGATCAAATACTCATGTTAGGGTATTTGAATTAGAAGATATTAAAAATAATTTTTATCAACAATTTTGGGATAAAACTCAAGAAATCAGAACAAACCCAGAATGGCTTAGTCAAGCAGGATGGTTAGCCGGTTCACCACAAGCATCAAATGAATGGTACAATCCAATTGTACAATCAAAAATGTTTATGCTACATGATGCTAAATTATTAAACATATTCGATACAGATTATTTCATATGGTTAGATGCCGGTATAACAAATACAGTATATGAAAAATATTTTACTGAAAATAAATGTTTAGACAAATTAATCCCACATTTAAATACATTTTTATTCTTAAGCTATCCATATCAAGCTGATAGTGAAATTCATGGATTTGATTTTAAAGCTATAAACAAATATGCTCGTGAAGAAGTAAAATATGTTTGTAGAGGTGGATTGTTTGGTGGGCATAAAGATTTCTTATCACAAGCCAATGGAACTTATTATCATTTACTTCAAGATACATTAGCATCTGGATTAATGGGAACTGAAGAATCATTATTTAGTATAATGGCTCATTTAGAACCACACGTTTATAGAAGATATGCTTTAGAAGGAAATGGTCTTATAGTTAAATTTATTCAAGATTTAATGGAAAATAATGTAAGATTAGAAAATAACGGTGGTCGAGCTCATGTATTACCGAAAGGAGTATACAACGCTAATACTTCTAAAACATCACTATACATGTTAACCTTTAACTTCCCAGAACAAATAGAACATACTGTTGCTACTTGGGAAGCTAATTCACCTGATTGGATGTCTAAACCTAGAAAAATTTTATTAGATAATTCAACTGATGAAACTGCTAGAATAAAAAATCAAGAATTAGCTAGAAAATATAATTTTGAATATATTCCTATGGAAGGAAATGTAGGTATAAATGGTGGTAGATTATTCGCTGCTAAACATTTCCAAGAATCAGATAGTGATTATTATTTCTTCTTTGAAGATGATATGGGGTTATATCCAAGTACAGAACAAGGATTCTGTAGAAATGGATTTAAAAATTACATTCCTAATCTATATAAAACTATTCATGAAATAATGGCTAAAGAAGATTTTGATTTTCTAAAACTATCATTTACTGAAGTTTATATGGATAATAATATTCAAGTATCTTGGTATAATGTACCTCAATCTGTCAGAACATATATGTGGCCAGATTATGACCAACTTCCAATTTCAGGATTAGATCCATATGCACCTAGAACTAAATTTGATAAAATAGATGTCCACAATGAATTATCTTACATCTCAGGAGAAGTATATTATGCTAACTGGCCTATGATTGTAAATAAAAAGGGCAATCAAAAAATGTTTTTAGATACTCAGTGGGAACATCCATTTGAACAAACTTGGATGAGTTACATGTTCCAAGAAACGGTTAAAGGAAATATAAAACCAGCAGTATTATTAGCTTCACCTGTACTTCATAATAGAATAGTTTTCTATAAACCTGAAGAAAGACGTGAGAATTAAATAAAAGGTTATTATATTTACAAAAAATTAAAGTTATGTACCAAAGTATCTATTATAATAGAACTACTAAACAATATCATGTACGCGACGATAAAAAGGGATGGGTTACCTTCCCTTATCGTGCTACATGTTATGTACCCGATGATAGCGGTGAATATAAAACATTAGACGGACAACGTGTATCTCCTACATTACAGTATGGGTATAAAGATCCAAATGTATTTGAAAGTGATGTTGACAAATATACTAGAGTATTAGTTGATGCTTATTATACTTCTGATGATGTTCCTTCTTATCAAAATATAGTTTATTTAGATATTGAGTGTGAAATAGCAGGAGCACTTACTCAAGATAGTGTTCGTGATCCTCAAGGTAAAATAACTTCTATTGCATTATATGATAATACTACTCAAGAATACTATTGTTATATATTAGATGAAGCTCAAAAATTACCATCATCAAAAACAGATAACAAACATATTATATCTTGTACATCTGAAAAAGATTTATTATCCCAATTTATCAATAAATGGGAAGAATTAGACCCAACAATCATATCAGGTTGGAACAGCGAATTCTTCGATATACCGTACTTGTATCATAGAATCGCCAAGGTATTGGGAAAAGAAGAGGCCGTGCGTTTATCGCCGTTAAAACAAGTAGATAGCAACGAATTTTTAGGAGTTAAAACAACAACTATAGCTGGTTTAAATCATTTAGATTATATGTTACTATTTAAAAAATATGTAACAACTCAAGAACCATCTTATGCTTTAGGGAATATAGGTACTAAATATGTTAATTTAGGAAAAATAGAATATTTAGGCTCACTTGATAAATTATTTCAAGAAGATGTTCAAAAATTCATTGATTATAACATTCGAGATGTTGAAATTATAATTGAATTAGAAAAAAAACTTAAATTTATCGATTTAACAGTTACAGTATGTCATTTATGTCATACTCCTTACAATCAAGTATATATGTCAACTATACTGAATGAAGGTGCTATTTTAACTTATTTAAAGCGTAAAGGTATAGTTTCACCAAATAAACCTACAACGTATAATCCTTCATTAAAAGATATTAAAGAAGAATATGCTGGTGGTTACTTAAAAGATCCAACACCTGGTTTGTATGAATGGGTTATTGACTTAGATTTTACATCATTGTATCCTTCTATTATTCGATCTTTAAATATGGGTATTGAAACCTTAGTAGGTCGTATTGTAAATAGAGACAAATACGATAATCAATGGTCACTAAAAGAATTAAAATTATTAAACCCAGAAATGGATCTTACTATTGAAAAAGTAAATGAAAATAAAAGCATTACTCGATCAACTGTAAAAGTAAGTAAAATAATAAAGTTTATTGAACAAGGAAATTACATAATATCAGCACCTGGTGTCATTTTTAAAAAAGATAAAGAAAGTGTAGTATGTGAAATATTAACTGACTGGTTTAATAAAAGAAGTGAATATAAAGCATTGATGAAAGATGCTTTTAAAGTTAAAAAAGATCCAATACTAGGAGATTTCTATAATAGACGCCAACATGCTTATAAAATTAAATTAAATGACGTTTATGGATGTTATGCTATTAATGGTTGGAGATATACTGATGGGCATAAATTTATCTCTAAAGCGATTACACTTACAGGACAACGTTTGACTCAAGAATCTATTAAATATGTAAACAAATGGATGAATCAACAAATGGAAACAGAGGGAATCGATTATATTGTAACATCTGATACAGATTCTTTATTCATTCAAGTAAAAGATTTAATACAAAAAAGACATCCTGAAGTTGATTTAAGTAATAGAGAAGAAGCTGTTAAATATGTTTTACAAATAGCAACTGAAGTGCAAAAGATAGCAAATGATAATTTAGATACATTAGTAGTTGAATTATTTAATTTACATGATAGACCTCATTACTTTGAATTAAAGCAAGAAGTTGTACTTGAACGAGGATATTTCGCAGGTAAAAGACGTTATGCTCAGTTTATTGTAAATAAAGAAGGAGTACCAGTAGAAGAACTAGATATTAAGGGATTAGATTTGATGAAATCAAATTTTCCACCATATTTTAGAAATTTTAGTAAACAACTTCTTCAAGATATAATGTTTGGAAAACCTAAACCAGACATAGATAAACAGATATTAGCTTTTAGAGAAAGTATAGACACTGTAGATTGGAGATTACTATTAAAACCTACAGGTTTAAAAAACATAGGAGGATATATTGCCTCTCCTCCTAAAGCAGGTGAAATATTCTCTAAATTAGGGTTAAAATGTCCAATCAATACTAAATCCGCTATATATTATAATGATATATTACGTTTTAAAAAACTAGACAAACAATATAACACATTCCAGATAGGGGATAAAATGTTTATAGCCTATTTAAAAGATAATCCTTATAATATAGAAGTTATAGGGTTCAATGGATATGATGATCCTCCATTTATTACAGAGTTTATAGAAAAATACTTAGACAAAACACAGTTGTTTGATTCTGTATTAAGAAATAAATTAGAAAGCTTATATGCTGATTTAAAATGGGGAAAACCTATATTCAATAGTAATATAAACAAATTCTTTAAATTTGGATAATCAAAAAACAATTATTATATTTAAAATATGATTCAAAAATTAGACTTAGTAGCAAGTATTGAAAAATATTACCTTGGAGGTATTATTGAGAGTGTTAAATGGAATATATCTGAAGGTAAATTACATACAAATTTTGTATCTCCTTATCAAGATTTAGTAGGACATATAGAATGTAATCTTGATATAGAAGATGGAACTATAGGTATATTTAATACTAGTGCTTTATTAAAAATGTTAAGTATATTAGAACATGATATATTAGTTAATGTAGAAAAAACTCACAAAGTTTCAACTAGATTACTTATTGAAGATTCTAACTTTTCACTTCAATATACATTAGCGGATCCTCATATTATACCACCATCACCTTCTATTGATGAACCAGAATATGATACTGAGTTTGATATTGATGCTGAGTTTATTCTTAGATTTACTAAAGCTAAAAATGCTTTAGGTTCTAATACTAAAGATATAGTACGAATAACTAATTTTGTCCATGAAGACGGAGTTAAACAAGCTAAATTTATATTAGGAGATCCTACATCTCATTCTAATAAAGTAGAATTTACATGTGATGCTACTTATGAAGTATTTCATAAAGAATTACTTACATTTAATTCATCTCACATAAAAGAGATATTATCAGTAAATAAAGAAAATATTCAAAGTGCTAAAGGATACATTAGCATGCAAGGATTGCTTAAACTAGAATTCATTACAGAAGTAGGAAAAGCAGTATATTATTTACCTGAATTAAAATTTTAATATATTTATAATAAACAAAAAGACTTTAGGGCAATACAGTTTTTAAATTATTAACGCGATCTTAGGACGCACAAAACGTAAATCAAAATGAGTACACAATTCAACGAATGGGATATCTTATTCCATAATTTCTTCTTTCCGTCAAGCGGATTTGGATCAGCATCTACAACTAAACAACCACACCCCTTAAACATCTATTATGACGAAACAGGCCTTCACTTTGAAGTAGCATGTACTGGTCTTACTAAAGAAGATGTTAAAGTAGATATCGAAGACGATATATTAAAAATCAGTTATGATAAACCTGAAGAACTTTTACATCCTGGAACAATCCACAGAAGTTTATCTAAAAAATCTTTCAATTTAGGTTACAAAATTTCAAGTAAATATGATTTAAGTAAATCTGATGGTAAACTAGAAAATGGTTTACTAACGATCTTTATTCCTATTACTGAAAAAGCTAAACCTAAAACTATCAAAATCAAATAAAAATATTGCCCTAAAGTTAGGTTTTCCCAAGAATATTTTATACATTACAGTTATGAATCAAATAATTAAAATAAATGACGAATTATTTTTAGTAAAACGCATTACCGGCGAACACTATGGACGATTTGCTCATTTATGGAACGAATTGTCTCCCATTAACAAAACATTTAAAAAAGATAATCAAATGTATTTTTGTGAAATGATAGAAGACGCAAACATTATAGAAAATTAATATTAATATTTAAACCAAGAAGTTTATGATCAAAGCCGTTTGGGACGCCATTATTGTAAAGGTGGACGAAAAAGCAGAAAAAATGCATGGTAAGTTTATTATCCCTGACTTATCTCAAGAAAAAGCAATTACAGGGAATGTTATTGATGTTGGACCTGGAAGATGGAACAACGCTGGGGATGCTCTTATACCTATGTCTTTTAAAGTAGGGGATAGAGTAGTATTACCTCAAGTAGGACCTACTAAATTAGAATGGGATGGTGTAGAATACATCGCCGTTTCTGAAGCACAAGTATTAGCATTAATTGTAGAATAAAATTAAATATGAAAACAGCTTTTAATCAAGAAGTAAAAGAAAAATTAGCTAAAGGAATTAAAACAGTAGCAGATGCTGTTGGTTCTACTTTAGGTCCATATGGACGAAACGTATTGTTTATCGATGAATTTGGAGGTGTACGCAGCACAAAAGATGGTGTTACTGTAGCAAAAGAGTTAAAAGAGCTTGAAGATCCTCTTGAAAACATGGGAGCACAAACAGTAAAACAAGCATCTATTAAAACAGCAGAAAAAGCTGGAGATGGTACTACAACTTCAACTGTGATAGCTAATGAATTAATACAAAAAGCATTTAGTAGTATTACACCAAATACAAATGTTGTATTAGTTAAAAAAGGAATTGAAGCAGCTATGACAGAAATTGTTTCAGGTTTAAAACAAATTAAACGTGAGATTAGCTCTGAAGAACAAATCAAACAAGTAGCTACTATATCAGCTAATAATGATGAAGAATTAGGAGCATTAGTAGCAGAAGCTATGAATTTAGTAGGACAAGACGGTGTAGTAACTGTTGAGGAATCTAAAACAGGTGAAACTTCATTAGAAACAGTTGAAGGTATTCAATTTGATAGAGGATACAAATCAATGTACTTTGTTACAGATAACAACACAATGTCATCTACTTTACAAGATCCTGTAATTTTAATTTATGATGGTAGATTAGTGTCAGTTAAAGAATTACTTCCAATCCTTGAAGGTGCTTCTCAAACAGATAGCTCATTGCTGATCATTGCCGAAGACATTGACGGTGAAGCTTTATCTACATTAATTGTAAATAAAATGAGAGGTCTATTAAAAGTAGTAGCTGTTAAAGCTCCTGACTTTGGAGATAGACGTACTGCTGTTTTAGAAGATATCGCTACTGTAACTGGAGGTACTGTTGTATCACCTGAAAAAGGAATGAAATTAGATAGATTCAATTCAGAATGGTTTGGTAAAGCACGAGTTGCTACCGTAACTAAAGATACTACTACAATTGTAGATGGTATAGGAGCTACAGGTGATATTGAGAACAGAGTAGCTGAATTAAAAGAACAAATTGGAAAAGCAACTTCATCATTTGAAAAAGAACACTTACAAGAGCGTTTAGGTAAATTAGTAGGTGGTGTAGCTGTAATCAATATTGGTGGTGCTACTGAAACTGAAATTAAAGAGAAAAAAGACCGTATTGATGATGCTCTTCAAGCAACAAAAGCAGCTTTAGAAGAAGGTTTATTACCTGGAGGAGGAATTGCTTTATTAGAAGCTAGAGAAGGGATTACTCAAAATAAAACAGACGGAAGTGATTTTAATTTAGGAAAAAGAGTAGCATATGCTGCTTGCGGTGCTCCATTTTTAAAAATTCTTACAAATGCTGGTATTGAAACTACAGGAGAAATTATTTTCGCTCTTCGCAAAGCTAGAGAGGATAATCCAGAAAAAGGTCGTACATTTGGATATGATATAAAAACAGAAACTGTAACAGATATGTTTGATGCCGGGATTATAGATCCTATGAAAGTAGTTAGAACTGCTTTATCAAACGCCGTATCAGTAGCAGGAACTATTTTACTAACTGAGTGTGCAATTTATAACGAACCTAAAAAAGACAAAGATGATCAACAACAGTTTATGGGTTGAGAAATATCGTAGTCAAACATTAGATACATACGTGGGGAATGAAGGCATTAAAGCCTTCATCTCCAAATGTATCACAAAAAACGATATACCTCATTTATTACTTTATGGTAAAGCCGGAACCGGTAAAACCACTTTAGCTAAATTAATTACTAAAAACATCAAATGTGATGTAATGTATATTAATGCATCTGATGAAAGAGGTATTGATACTATTAGAGATAAAATTGTAGATTTTGCCTCTGTAAATAGTTTTAATCCAATTAAGGTTATTATTCTAGATGAAGCAGATTACATAACATCTCAAGCTCAAGCGGCTTTAAGAAATGTCATGGAAACATACTCAGCTAAAACTAGATTTATATTAACAGCAAATTATGCTGAACGTATAATTGAGCCATTAAAAAGTAGATGTCAAGCATTTCATATTGAACCACCTGCAAAGGGAGAAGTTGCAAAACATCTAGCAGGAATTCTAGATCAAGAAAATGTAACATATGAGTTACCAACATTAGCTAGTCTAGTAAAAGCATATTATCCTGACATTAGAAAAATAATAAATGCATCTCAACAATCTGTAGATGAAAATAATAATTTAAATCCTAATGCTTTAATTGCTGATGTAGAAAATACATTAAATACTGTTATTCAATATTTAAAATCATCAAATAAACAAAGTTGGGCTGATATACGTCAAACTGTAGTAAACGACGATATAAACGATTTTATTCCTTTATTCACGGGACTATATGAAAGAGCATCTGAATTCAGTAACTCACCAGCAGATGTATCAATTCACGCTGCTCAATATATGTGGCAAAATAATTCAATTGCTGATCGTGAATTGAATTTTATGGCTTTTATTTCACAACTTTTAAAAATCAAATAAATGAACCAAAAAGAATTAAACATGAATGTATCTTTACAAGATACTACACCTATTACTTGTGATGAATGTGGTCACGAGGTGTTTATAGAAGGCGTTATACTGCGTCAAGTATCAAAATTCCTAACAGGTACTGCACAAAATGCTTTAATGCCTATACCCGTATTTACTTGCGCTAAATGTGGACATGTAAATGAACATTTTATGCCTAAAGATAAAGAATAATGACAGTTTGGGATTGGTTAAAACAGGTTACGTACATAAGGGAGCCTTGGGATAATTTTAGTGATGAAGACAAAGAAAGTTTTAATGTCTATATGCTTCATAAGGTTATCTCAATGCATGAACCTTACATTGAATTAGCAAATTATTTACAAAAATTCTGGTTATTAACTCCAAAACAAGTATATGAAATATACTGTGGTTATTTACCTAAAACATCTATATATGCTAAATATATTAAATCAAATCAACCAAAACCAAATCAAGATTTAGTTACTATATTAGCTAATCATTATCAATTGTCTACAAGAGAGATAAAATCTTATCTACATATATTAGATGAAAATCAAATTAAAGATATTCTTAATAGTAGAGGAATAAATGAGGAAGAAATTCAAAAATTATTAGGTTATGAAAAAAGTACCAAAACATCTAAAACCTCTACTAGAGTATAAAGCTGAAGAGATTAATTGGGAAACAGATAAAATTGTATCTTATTCTCAATTCTCTACCTGGAAACAATGTCCTCATAAGTGGAAACTTCAAAATGTAGATAAACTTAAAAATCCACCAAATATACACCTCATATTTGGAACCTCAATGCATACTGCTATACAACATTATTTAAAAGTAATGTATGAACAAAGTGGGGCAGCAGCAGATAGAGAAAATATAATTCAGTTATTTGAAGATACTCTTAGAGAGGAATATAAGAAAGGTTTTGAACAAAATAAGCAAGTTCATTTTTCAAATGCTGAAGAAATGGCTGAGTTCTTTGAAGATGGTAAAACTATATTAGAGTACTTTAAAAAGAAAAAAGGTGGATATTTTTCAACTCGTAAAACACATCTTGTAGGAATAGAATTTCCTTTATCCTATGCACCACATGAAGATTATCCTAATGTAAAATTTAAAGGATTTATTGATCTTATATTCTATAACGAAAATACAGAAAAATTATATATTTACGATATAAAAACTTCAACTCGTGGATGGAAAGATCAAGATAAAAAAGATGAAACTAAGACATCCCAAATTCTACTCTACAAATCATATTTCAGTAAAATATTTAATTGGGATATAGATAAAATAGATGTTGAATTCTTTATTGTAAAACGAAAAATATGGGAAGAAAGTGATTTTCCTATCCCTCGAATTCAAGAATTTATTCCTCCATCAGGAACAAGAAAACGTTTGAATGCCACAGAAGCTTTTCGTACATTCATTGAAGATTGTTTTAATACAGAAGGTAAACCACAAGAAAAGGAATTTACAAAAATTGTAAGCCCTCTATGTAAATGGTGTCAATTTAATGATAAACCTTCTCTCTGTAATAAAATCAATTCTTTATAAATTTACATATATTTATATCCAAATATATAACATTATGGCAAGTAAAAATGAAAAATTAACACTAACGAGTGTAAAAGTACACGAAGATCTATTTGATGAATTCAAAGTAGCAAGTATTAAAAACAAATTTAATTTACAAAAATTAACAAACCGAGCAATGCATCTTTATTTAAATAATGATGAATTTCGCAAACAACTACATAATCACACTGAATTAGTGTTGAGTGGCAGTCTTTAAAAGTTTTAACAAACGTTATGAAAAAACATTACATTCCGCAGGAACAACGAAAAAAAATCCTTATTCTATCTGATGATATTAGAACAACATCGGGGATTGCTACTATGACAAGAGAAATGGTTTTAGGAACATGTCACCATTTTAACTGGGTAAATTTAGGAGCAACAATCAAAAACCCAGATGAAGGTAAAAAAATCGACTTAAGTGGAGATTCAAACAAATTTAATGGTATAACGGATGCTAGTGTTTTCCTTTATCCATCATCTGGTTATGGTACTATTGAAAGAGTAAGAGAATTACTTAAAATAGAAAAACCAGATGCAATAATGCTATTCACTGATCCTCGTTATTGGGAATGGTTATGGGTACATGAAAGAGAAATACGTTCTCAAATTCCAATCTTATATCTTAATATTTGGGATTCATTACCTTATCCAATATATAATAGAGGATATTACGATTCATGTGACTTATTAATGGCAATTTCTAAACAAACTGAAAATATAAACAGAGTTGTATTAGGAGAAAAAGCTAAAAATAAAGTAATTACTTATGTTCCTCATGGTATTAATGAAGATATTTTCTTTCCTATTGATGAAAATCATGAAAAATGGAACGAATTACAACAATTTAAAAAACAGTTATTTAAAGATAAAGAATATGAGTTTACATTAATGTTTAATTCAAGAAACATTAGACGTAAATCATTTCCGGATACATTATTAGCTTGGAAACTATTTGTAGATGGATTACCTGAAGACAAAAAGGATAAAGTAGCATTTATTGCTCATACTCAACCTGTAGATGAAAATGGTACTGATTTAAATGCTGTTATTGAAATGATTTGGGGAACAACACCACCAAACGTGTTCATTACTGGTTTGAATAGATTCGTTCCTGAACAAATGAACTTATTATATAACTGCTCTGATGCTGGTATATTAATATCTTCAAATGAAGGATGGGGATTGTCTTTAACTGAAGCAATGATGTGTGGTAAACCTATTATCGCCAATGTAACAGGAGGTATGCAAGACCAAATGAGATTTGAAGATGAAAATGGTGAATGGATCCAATTTACAGAAGAATTTGGTTCTAATCACTTTGGAAAATATAAAAAACACGGTGAATGGGCATTTCCTGTATTTCCTAGTAACATGAGTTTAATTGGTTCCGTACCAACACCTTACATATTTGATGATAGAGCAGATTTTAGAGATGCTGCTGATCAAATTAAAGCACTTTATGATTTAGGGAAAAAAGAAAGAATAAATAAAGGAAAAGCAGCTAGAAAATGGGTAACATCTGATGAAGCTATGATGACTTCTAAAAATATGTCTATTAATGTTATAAATTCTATTGATAAAACTTTAGAAACATTTACACCAAGACCGTCTTACGACTTTATCCAAATCGATGAATTACCAGCAAAACAAAACAAACATATAATTTCGTTATGAGTAAACCACTTTGTATAATTAGCAGCCCAGTAGACACTTTTAGTGGATATGGAGCTAGATCACGTGATTTTATAAAATCCCTTATTAAAGCTAAAGGAGAAGAATGGGATATTAAATTATTATCCCAACGTTGGGGGCAAACACCATTTGGTGCTTTGAATCCTGATATTGAAGATGAAGCAGATTTAAAAAATCGCATTATAGGACAAGTAACCATGCAACTCCCAGCAAGACCAGATGTTTGGATTCAAATTACAGTACCAAATGAATTTCAACCTGTTGGAAGTAAATTTAATCTTGGTGTAACAGCTGGTATAGAAACTACTATTTGTGATCCTTCATGGATAGAGGGTTTAAATAGAATGGACTTAAATCTAGTCTCATCAGAACATTCAAAACAAGTATTTAAATCAAGTAAATTTGAACAAAAAAATCAAGTAGGACAAGTTACTAATATTATTGAATTAAAAAAACCTATAGAAATTTTATTTGAAGGTGCAGATTTAACTAAATACTTTAAAATAACTGAAAAGAACGATTTTAATATTTATAAAGATTTAGATTCTATTAAAGAAAATTTTGCATTTTTATTCGTAGGTCATTGGTTACAAGGTGACTTTGGTGAAGATAGAAAAAATGTGGGTTATTTAATTAAAGCATTTTTAGAAACTTTTAAATATAAAAAAGTTCAACCTGCATTGATTTTAAAAGTATCTCAAGGAGCTACATCTATATTAGATAGAGATAGAATTCTTGGTAAAATAGAGGATATTAGAAAAACTGTAAGTGGAGGTAAAAAAGCCAATATTTACGTAATACACGGCGATTTAACCGATGAAGAAATAAATGCCATATACAATCACCAAAAAGTAAAGGCAATGGTTAATTTAACAAAAGGTGAAGGATTTGGACGACCTTTATTAGAATTTAGTATAGTAGGAAAACCTATTATTGCTTCTGGTTGGAGTGGTCATTTAGATTTCTTACCTTCAGAATATGCTGGTTTAATAGGAGGAACATTAAATAATGTACATCCTAGTGCCCATGTTCAAAATACCATATTAATGGAAAGCCAATGGTTTAAACCAGATGATAATCAAGTAGGACATGCGTTTACTGAAGTATTTGATAAGTATAAAACATATCAAGAAAAAGCAAAGCGATTAGCATTTAAAAATAAACAAGAATTTTCATTTGATAAAATGACTGAAAAACTAGGAGATTTATTAACACAATATGTTCCTGAATTTCCTAAACATGTTGAAATTAAATTACCAAAATTAAAAAAGATAGAATAACATGACTGATAATTTAGTAAAATGTCCTCATTGTGAAGCTGAAATGTGCTATGAATACCATAACCCACACTTCATCCAGTGGATGTGTTTTAACTGTGGGTATGGTAGTACATCACATATGGTTAAAGATAGTGACTTTGTAAAATCATCTAAAGAAGTATTACCTGAATTAATTAAAGATTTAGAGTTTACTGATGAAAACGACTTTATATGGTATCCAAGTACTATTAATGTACCTGAAAAGGGTATATTATTTCCTAATGGGAATAACAAAGATAATTGGATGTGGGCTGTAGCTCCCTTAACTCTAATTAAGAAGGAAGAGAAATCCCGTTTTCCTAAAAAACAAACTCATAAAGTAGACTTAAATAACATGCAATATTTTCCTAGAGAAGAATTTGCTAGAGCAGTTACTACATTAAACGAGTTGTAAAAATGAAAATTAGTTATGCTATAACAGTTTGTAATGAGTTGGAGGAAATAAAACATTTAGTAAGTTTCCTCCTACTACACAAACGTAAAGAAGATGAAGTAATTATTCTATTCGACGATAAGGGTACTAAAGAAGTTTGGGAATATTTAATTAAAGTAGAAGAAAGATTAACTCTATTACATAAAGATAAATTTAATAACGATTTTAGTCAATGGAAAAATTTACTTACTAAACTATGTACAGGAGATTATATCTTTCAAATAGATGCTGATGAAATCCCAAATTTAACACTAATCGAACACCTCCCAGAAATACTTGAAATGAATCAAGGAGTAGATGTTTTATTAGTTCCTAGAGTAAATACTGTAGAAGGATTAACTCAAGAACATATACAAAAATGGGGATGGGTAGTAGACAATCAAGGATGGGTGAATTACCCTGATTTTCAATGGAGAATCTATAAAAACATATCAGACATTAAATGGGTAAATAAAGTACATGAAAGATTAATAGGATATAAAACTATATCAAATCTACCACAAATGGAAGCCTGTTCTTTATATCATCCAAAGACAATCGAACGACAAGAAAAACAAAATAATTATTACGATACGTTATGAAAGCATTAATACCTTGTGCTGGATTTGGCACTAGAATGAGAATGGCTCCTCATCAAGCTAAAGAATTAATTCCTGATGAAACTGGAGCTCCTACTATTGAATGGTCTTTAAATATATGTAAGGAAAATAATATAGATCCTATTATTATTACCCGCCCTGAAAAAGAAGAATTTAACAAATATCTAGACAAAAATAACATTACATATGTGTTTGATGATGGAAATTCAGTGGGAGAATCTTTATTAAAGACTCAACCATATTGGGATGCAACAAATATAGTAATACTCCCAGATACACGTTTTGATTACCCAAAAAATTACTTTTTAGATACTGATAAATGCATGAAAGCTGGAAACAATTATGTGTTTGGGTTATTTGAAGTATCTGATTATCAAAATTGGGGTATTATATGTAATAATGTGTTCTTTGAAAAACCTAAAAATAAATTTGAAAAATACGATTATGCTTATGCTTGGGGAACTATAGCATTTAAAAGATCAACAGGTGAAGATTTATTAAAAAGTTATAATTTAACATCTAAACCATTTGACTTAAAAAATGCAGGTTACCTATTCATTGATAATTTTAGAGATATTAGTAGAAAATATATATAACTATGGCAAACGGAATTTATAAAATAACAGAAGACTTTGAAAAAGCTTTAGCCGATTATACCGGAGCAAAATATGTAGTTACTTTAGATAATATGAGTAATGGATTATTCTTAGCATTATATTATGAAAATTACGTAAAAAAGAGTATAACTTCTCCAACAATAAAAATACCTAATAGAACTTATCCTTCTGTACCGTGTGAAATTATCCACGCTGGTTTAAAGGTAGAATTCGAAATGGTAGAAGGAAAAACTATTAAAGGAGCATATAATTTAAAAGGAAGTAATGTTTGGGATTCTGCTTTATCTTTTACATCAGATATGTACAAACCTAAAACCCATATGTGTGTTTCATTCACAGGGCCTTACAAACATTTTAAATTATCAAAAGGAGGAGCAATATTAACAGATGATTATGAAGCTTACTTATGGTTTAAAAGAGCTAGATATAGTGGAAGAAGAGAATGTTCATATCATGATGATAATCTAGATATGCTAGGTTGGAACTTTTACATGATGCCTGAATTAGCAGCAAGAGGTTTACTATTAATGAATCAATTTTATACATTAGACGGCACTAAAAAACAAAACGCTGACCTAGAATTACCATACCCAGACTTATCTAAGTTTGAAATTTACACGCGATGAAAAAAGCATTAATAGGTTATGGTGGTCATGCTCGTGAAGTAATGGCTCAAATGGGAACACAAATCCCATGTTTTGTTGATGATCAATATTTGGCAGAGGGTACATTACCTTTATCATCTTTTGACCCTACAAAATATGAAGTATTAGTAGCAGTTGGATCTTCCAAAGATAGATATGATATTATACAAAAACTTCCTAAAGAAACTAAATACTTTACTTTTATACATCCCACAGCACTTATAGCAGGTGATGTTGAAATAGGAGAAGGCAGTTTTATAGGAGCTTATTCAATATTAACTACTAATATTAAAATAGGTAAACATACTTTACTAAATAGAGGAAATCAAATTGGACATGACACTATAATAGGAGACTACTTCAGCGCTATGCCCGGAGCTATCGTATCTGGAAATGTAACAATATATGATTTAGTGTATATGGGTACTAATTCATCAATAAAAGAAAAAACATCAATCCATAGTTTATCTACAATTGGTTCTAATGCTGCTGTAGTAAAACATATTAGTGAACCAGGTACATATGTTGGTGTACCTGCTAAAAAAATAACATGATACATATAATATATAGACACACAAGTAATGCTAGTGGTGTAGGAAAAAATAGACCACATTGGTTTTCTTACGAAAAAAGTTTAAACAACGTATTATCAACTATTGACGGATTAGATTTTGTTAAATTTCACCTAGTATATGATGGTGAATATAAAGGAAACGATCCTAGAATACATTACATAGAAAACTTCCAAGGAGGGTCAGATTGGTTATCATATGTTTATGCTTGGAATTATGCAAAAACATTAACCTTAGAAGATAATGATTTGGTTTATTTTGTAGAGAACGATTATGCTTTTATTCCTAATTGGCCCTATAAAGTACAAGAACTATTTAGTACATATGAAGGATTAGACTATGTTACACCATATGATCATCCTGATTTTTACAATCCTAACAATTACCCAGGATTAATGGCTTATATGCTTATAACTAAAACTCATCATTGGAAGACTGTTCCCAGTTCAACAGGCAGTATTATTGTAACTAAAAGAATATTAAATGAAGATTTTGATATTCATACAACTACACCAAGTGATAGAGGCCGATTTGAGTTTTTAAGTGCTACTAGAGGTAGAAATGTATTAGCACCAATACCAAGTTTAACTACACATTGTGAAATAGAATGGTTAGCTCCTATAATTGATTGGGAAACAATTTATAAAAATTATTAATATGAAAACATTAGTAGCAATACTTCAATACAATACATTTGAACTAACAGATAGTTTATATGAAAATTTAAAACCCTATGAAAAAGATATCTATGATTTAATAGTAGTAGATAATGGTTCTAACCCTGATAAAGTAAGTAAATATACCACTCACGCCTTAGAACAAAATGTATTTTATGGAGGGGGTGTAAGTGTTATATTAGATTTATTTCTTGAATCACCTCAATATGATTCTGTTATAATATTGAATAATGATTTACATTTACATGGTTATGATTATATTAAAACATTACGAGAAGAAATGTTTAAAGGTGATTTTAAACTAATTTCCCCTTGTGTATTGGAACCTCATACAGGTGAACAATCTATTTGGAAAACTATGAGACCTTGGCATACTGGAACTACTCGAGAAGTATCTTATATTGATTATCAAGCTCCTATGTTCTCTAGAGAGTTAGCTGAAAAAATTCATCCAATTCCTGAGCAATTAATTTACGGATGGGGTATTGATTTCCTTTCTAGTATGATATGTGAAGAAAATAATTGGAAAATGGGAGTATGCGATAAAACACCTACAATACACCTAATCAGCCAAACTCTTAAATTAAATTCAGAATTATCTCAAGTTAGTAATCTAGCTGAAAGAAATATGTTTGAATATTTTGAAAAATCAGGAAAGTTCAGTAAATTTATGGAGATTAGAAATAAAACTCTTAATTATGAAATATAACATACTAGCAACTTTACATATAATGTGGTATGAAAGTGAAATGATTAACGAAACATTAGACTCAATACAACAAGCAATATCAAACGCAACTCAACCTATAGACTTAACAATATGCCTAAATTCTCAAACATATATTGAACAACCAGATGAAGGATTTATTCCGGAACAAATGTTTGATGTGTTTTTAAATCACCCTGTATTAGAAAATGCTACTGTAATTAGAAAAACAGACAATGAACCTTTCTACAATATAGGAGATTGGGCTCGAGAAGCATACAAAACAGAAGCAAAATACACAGTATGGTTAGAGAGTGATTGTTTAGTTCCTGATGATTATTTCTTCTTATTAGAAAACATTAATATAGATCATCCACATCTTATATCTTTATCAAATAGAAAAATGTGGGATTCTACATGGGATGAAGTAGAACATCCTATTGTACAACAAATTCCAAGAACAGGACCTCCAGAAGAACCTCAAAGAAATACACCTGAACCATTCGGAGTAGGACATTACATAAATCAAGAAGATTTAAATAAATTTAATGAACAGTATGAACCTACTTTAATTAAATTATCTCAACCCAAAGTAGATGGGGCTTTAGCTGCTGTATCTAGTGGTTTTCCTTGCCCTTTTATAGTAGAAGGTGTTCATCTCGGAGGTCATGACTTTTATATGGAATTATTTATGAAAAAACATAATATTCCTCAATATCATATACCTACTAGATTAAAAGGACATAATTGTACACATCCTAAAAAAAGATTAGGAACTAGCACTGCTAGAGGAGGAGTAGTGTATAAAAAATATGAAAAACAATGTAATGAACTTATTCATAAATTAATATATAACATATAAAATTTGGATAATTAAAAAATAATCATTATATTTAAAAATAAAATAAAATAAATGAAAAGAATAGAGTTAATTCAAGACACAATAGATAATCAAGATATTGATAATTTAGTAGATTGGTTAAAAACATATCCAAGATTAACAAAGGGAGATAGGACAATTGAATTTGAAAACAAATGGAGTAATTGGTTAGGAACCAAACACTCAGTCTTCGTTAATTCAGGATCATCTGCTAATCTTTTAATGTTATATGCTCTTAGAGTATTAGAAAGAATGAAAAATGATAAAGTATGTGTACCTTCATTATGTTGGGCAACGGATTTATCACCTGTTTTGCAATTAAACATGACACCTCTATTAATCGACTGTAATTTAGATAACCTATCAGTTGATTTGGATCATTTAGAAAAAACATTTATTGAAGAAAATCCTTCTGTTTTACTATTAGTTTCTGTTTTAGGTCTTTCTCCAGACATGAAAAAAATTGTAGAACTATGTAACAAATATGATGTAATTCTACTTGAAGATAATTGTGAGTCTCAAGGAACTAAATATAATGATGTTAAACTAGGTAACTTTGGATTAATGTCTTCATTTTCAACATACTTTGGACACACAATGTCTACTATTGAAGGTGGTATTATTTCAACAAGCGATGATGAAGTATATCATACCTTACTTCAACTTAGAAGTCATGGATGGGATAGAGATTTACCTAAAATCCAACAAACAAATCTTAGAGAAGAATGGAAAATAACAGACTTTTCTTCATTATATACATTTTATATTCCTGGTTTTAATTTAAGAAGTACTGATTTACAAGCTTATCTGGGATTACTTCAATTAGACAAAGTAGATCAAATGATTAATAATAGAGCGGAGAATTTTCAATATTATAAATCAAAATTAGAAGGAAAAGTTTGGTTCCCTAAAACTTTTAAAAATGAGTTTACTGCAAATTTTGCACTTCCGTTTATAGCTAAAACAGCTCAAGATAGAGAAAATTTAATTAAAGAATTAACAGATAACAATATTACTTGCAGACCTTTAATTTCCGGATCTATGGGAACACAACCTTTCTATAAAAAGCTATATGGTGAGAAAATATTACCAAACTGCTCAATCATAGATGAAAGAGGTATCTATGTACCCAATCATGATAAACTAGCTAAAGAAGATATTGATAAAATTTGTAACATTCTTTTAAAATATACATAAAATGATAACATATACATTATCCACATTTAATACATTAAACTATCTAAAACTAGCAGTACACTCAGCAAGAGAAAATGGATATTATAAAGATGCCCCATTTGTAATACATGCTGAAAATTGTACTGATGGTACTGATGAATGGTTAGAAGAGAATAAAGAACGATATAATTTAGAAATTTATATTGAAAAAAACGAAACGCCTCGAGGAATAGGTGGTGGGATGAATTTCTGTGCTAGTAAAGTTAAAACTAAATATATTGGATTCTTATCTTCAGATTTCTACATGGCTAAAAATTGGGATAAAGAATTAGTAGATATATGCGAAAATAATCCACAAGATAAAATATGGTCGTTCAGCTACAGAATAGAACCAGACATATTTAATGATCCTAACAGCAGACCAGGAGTAGTAAAAGTTCCAGTTGATGCCTTTGGTGAATTTCATCATAATTTTAATGGTGAATTTTTTACAGAATGGAGTAATGAATTTGCTACTTCAAATGATATAATGTTTGATGTTCCTCAAGGAGTAAGTGGTGTTATTAAAAAAGAAGATTGGGACTATATTGGTGGAAACGATGATAGATTTGCACCAATGTATTGGGAAGATGCAGATATCTTTATTAGAATGTTAAATGAAGGATTTAAATTTAAATTAACTAGTAAATCAGTATTATATCATTTTGCTTCTAGAACTAGTAGATTCCCAGACGATGATTTAAAACAAAGACCTGCTCATTTAGCAGCATATGAACAAAGAAGTTTACAACGCTTTATAGAAAAATACGGAAAATTACCATCACATGGACCTTTAGGACAATACCTTCCTATGCCTATCGCAGATGGTTCACCAAATAGAATAAATCAAAATAATTAATATGAAAACAGCATTAATAACAGGGATAAACGGAATGGATGGAAGTCATTTAGCTGACTTTCTATTAGAAAAAGGATATACAGTCTATGGATTAGAAAGACGTAGTTCTAGTGAAAACCGAACAAACATACTACATATACAAGATAAAATTAAATTTGTTAAGGGAGACTTAACAGACCAAAATTCATTACTTAGAGCTCTTAAAGAATCACAACCCGATGAAGTATACAATCTAGCCGCTCAATCATTTGTTGGAGAAAGTTGGAATACACCTGAACAAACTAGTGATGTAACAGGATTAGGAGTATTAAGAATGTTAGAAGCAATTCGTGAATATGGTTCTGATAAGATTAAATTCTATCAAGCATCATCTTCAGAAATGTTTGGACGTATGGTTGAAAATCCTGCTAGAGAAACTACTCCATTTTACCCACGTTCACCTTATGGTGTAGCTAAATTATACGGGCATTGGATAACTAAAAATTATAGAGAATCTTATAATATGTTTGCTTGTTCTGGGATATTATTTAATCATGAATCAGAACGACGTGGTTTTGAATTTGTAACTAGAAAAATAACTAATGGTGTTGCTAAAATTCATTTAGGATTAGCAGATCATATTTCATTAGGAAACCTAGAAGCAAAACGCGATTGGGGTTATGCTCCTGATTATGTTGAAGCAATGTGGTTAATGTTGCAAAAAGATACTCCGGAGGATTATGTTATAGCAACAGGTGAAACATGGTCTATTAAAGACTTCTTAGATGAGGCGTTTTTAGCGGTAGGAATAGCAGATTGGGAACCATATATTAAAATTGATCCTAAGTTTATGAGACCTGCTGAAGTAGATATATTAATTGGAGATTGTAATAAAGCAAAAACAGAATTGAATTGGAATCCAAAAACCAGTTTTAAAGATATGGTTCATACAATGGTTAATAACGACATAAAATTATTTCAATGATATCATTAATAATCCCAGCAACTACCTCTAATCAACATTATACAAATAATATAATTCGTAATATTAGAGATTTATATCCTAATGAAGACGAGGTTGAAATTATAGTTGAAGTAAACGATCAAGTCAATTTAGGTACTAATTACAATAATGCTGTTGCTCGTGCTAAAGGTGAAAAAATAATATTATTACATAATGATATGGTTTTACCTAAAGGTTTTATAGAAACTATGGATAAACATATAAGTAAACGTGTAATAACGACGTATACTCGCATAGAACCTCCTATTTATATGGACACGTATCCTGGTAAAATTATTAAAGATTGTGGCTCGGATTTAGGTACATTTGATGAAAGATTATTTAGTCAACTTCAATTTGAAGAAAGTCTAATAGATGGTGGTTCGCAATTATTCTTTGGATGTATGAAAGAAGATTATATTGGTATTGATGGAGATACTTTTAAAATGTTCTGTGAAGATGATGATTTACACTTAAGATATAAATTAGCAGGATTTGAACACAAAGTAAGTTCAGCTCATGTTTATCATTTTGTAAGTAAAACATCACGTGTTGGAGATTATCAAAATATTGAAAAAAATTCAAATCGTAATTTTATACGTAAATGGGGATCACGAACACCATCAGTAAAATATAACATTGCATATGTAGTTCATAATTGTCAATTACCTGCTTTAGAAACATTAGAGTTATTCTGTGATAGAATATATGTAACTGAAAACTTTAATGTTGGTAGAATGTGGGATTATGTTGAATTAGAACAAGAAAACACATCATTTGATTTATCTAAACGAGTATTAACTATAAAAAATAATGACCCACTATTGGAAAATGATATTGTAGTTGAATTCGATTTATTAAAATTCTCTCCTGAGTCTTTTAATATTTTGCAACAATTGCCTAATATAATTAAAGAAAGTGGTGAGGTTGGTACATTTGAATTAGATATATTTAATATTACTATTACTTCGTTGCTTGAATACCAAAATGACTTAATATTTATATCAAAACAACAATAATGGACAATATTAGTATATTAGACGAATTAAAATTATTCTTAGAAGCAGAAGGAGAAGATGCAATTACACCTGAAGAGGCAGCTATTGAATCGGATATGCAAAATCCAAAAACACCTAAATTAAAATTAGATGTTAATCCTAATCCAACTAAAAAAGGGATAAAAGTACAATTTATTCTTCCTAAAGGATATAGTGTATCTCAAAAAGAAGAATTAACTCAAAAATTAAAAACAAAACTTAATAATGGTTTAGAACCTCATATGTTAAGCGTAGATGTTGATTTAGATGTTCCTTATGAAAACGTAATAGGATTTTTAATCAGACTAAGCAACATAAAAATGCTAATCAAATCAGCATTGGAAGGAGGAACTCAAGCCCCAAATACAAACGATACATTACCAGAAGAAGTATAAACATGGCTAGAAAAAAAATTCCTAATTTAAACGTACGCTTAGGATTTGGAGCTAATTTAAATACGCTCCATAAAAATCCTCAAATACAAGAGTTAATTTATACTAACTTAGTTTTAGGAATTAAAGATGCTAATAATTCTAATAAGAACGAAGCTACTATTGTTGAATTACATTCAAGTGGTAACTATGTTCAAATCCATAGAAGTAAATGGAAAGAATCTTTAGAAAAAGCTAAAAAATATTATTCTGATTTAGAAAGATATGAAATTTGTAGTGATATACAAAAATTAATCGAATTAATTGACAGTTATGGAACCGAACGACTACATAGAACATCTTCAAGAGCAAATTAACCAAATAATAGGGGTTAAAAGTACTTTAAAACGCCGTAGAAAAAACCGAGAAGATATCCAACGAAATATATTTCTTAATGTTATTCCTTTATTAGAGCATGCTATTAATAGAGGAACAATATTAGAAAGTGATTTTAATATTGATGTTACTAAATATGAAGAGTTATTTTATCAAATTATAGATAGTTTAATCTATTTACATTTTGATCCTAAAGCAGCAGAAGTTATATTGTTTTACTTATATGAACGATTCAACCCAGATGGAACTTCAAATTCAGTATTAGATGCTAATGGAAACGAAGTTATGTTAGAGACTACAGAAGATTTATGGAATTTAGTACAATTTATTGAAACTAATCCTAAAAAGAAAAATAATGCCTAAAGCAAAACCGTTAAGTAAGGAGGATATCATCCGTGCGATGAAATATACTAAATCTAACCGTGCTGCCGCTCGTTATTTAGGTGTATCGTATCAACATTATAAACCTTGGGCTAAACGTTATAAAATAAATGATGGTGATATAGAAGCATTAAATCTATTTGATCTTCATAAGAATCAATCAGGAAAAGGAATACCTAAGTATCTTCCTAATAAACGAAAAGATCCTAATGTTAGAAACATAGTAGAAACAGGAACGGGTTGGGAATCATTTACACCTGAAAAGATTAAATCTAGATTAATTGCGGAAGCATTAATTAAAGATGAATGTTACTGTTGTGGGTTTCATGAACGTAGAATAACTGATTATAAAGCACCTTTATTATTAAATTTTAAAGATGGAAATAAATGTAACTATCTTTTAGATAATTTAGAATTAACATGTTACAATTGTTATTTCTTGTATGTAGCAGACCCCTTAACTCAAAACCAGATCAGACATATTGAAGATAATACTGAAGTTAAAGAAGTAGCACATGATTGGGATCTAACCCCAGAACAAATAGAAAACATGAAATCATTAGGTCTATGGACACAAGAAGAACCTAAAGAACCTGGTTCTGAATTTATAGCTTATAAAAATTAAATATTTATTAACATAAACACAAATTAAGATTATGAACCAAGACAAGTATTACATCGTTAAAGTTGAATTTCAATCTATTGACGATAAAGGAAAAACAAAAAAACAAAAATTAGATTATTTAGTAGATGCTGTATCTGTAACAGAAGCTGAAGCAAAAATAACTAAATGGTTAATTGAAAGAAACGAAAGAAATTTTGAAATTAAAGCAGCGATAACATCTCCTATTGTAGATGTAATAGAATAAAATGGAAGAAAATATTTGCCCAAACTGTAGTGCCCAACTTTCTTGTGGATGCCAAAGACGAACAGCATCCAACGGAACAATGTGTTGTGATGGGTGTATAGCTGATTATGAAGCAAGATTAATAGCTACTCAACCTATTTCTCCAAGATAATTAGGATATCTAAAAGAAAATTTACATATTTATTAATATATAATAAACTTAATAAAATCAATAACATGCATTTAACTAATGATCCTGGATTATGGCAACACTTCGTTAACAGACCAGATAACATAGGACTTCCTATATTGGAAGTCAAACAAAAATACATCACTGAAGTCAATACCTTTGAATCTAATATAGCTTCTGCGGTAGGTGATGCTGGAGCTGGAGGAGGAACAGCACCACCACAACCATCATGTACAACACAAATATCATTTGATACTAATAATGTTAGTTCATCTTTGATATCTATATCATATATAACATGTTGTGGTAATGCGGTAACCTATAATAATTTCCCTTCTAATGATACAGTTTTATTTAGCGAGGATTGTATTGAAATTGGCACCGTTACAGGAACTAATGTTACTAATATTTCTTATGTTGGGGTTACATGTTATTGTACTCCGTAATATTAATATAAAAAGATTTATAAAAAAACTTGGTTACCTAAAAGAAGGTTCATATATTTACAAAAGAAGTTAAGGTTCTTAATTTCTGTATATATTTATAGACATAAAATAATAAAATGACAACAATTCAAAACATACATCAATTTAGTAGCGCAACGCTGAGACCGACACAGATTTGGTCTGATTCGTTATGTGGAGATGTCATTTTAGGCTTTGCTGCATATAATAATCAAGAACCAAAACAAGGTGGTACCGAGGTATGATATAGTTAAACAAATATACAACTTAAATCAAGACTCGGATCAAAATAAAAGATTCGAGTCTTTTTTTTAAAATAAATTTGATTACACAAGACAGCAGTCGTAATTTTACAAAAGAGTTAAAAATAAGGGGGAGTGGTAAATGGTAAAGCGCTCAAGGCATTGAGAGATGAGGTTCGAATCCTCCAAGTAGCAGGCATGTGAAAAAATATGGTATTATTGCAGGTTCGAGTCCTGCCTGGCCCCACAAAAGAGTTCATTGACATATTGGATAAAATTAAAAGGAAGGCATCCGGCTGGATCAGGAGCGACTCTTGAAAAGTCGTAGCAGGTAATACTGTTGTGGGTTCGAGTCCCACGTCTTCCTCAATATTGGCTTATAGTGTAACGGTTAGCACAAAACACTTTGACTGTTTTAGTCTAGGTTCGAATCCTAGTAAGCCAACAAATAATTGTAAGTAATGAAAAGCCCATCCCAACACCTGATCAGTTAGTAGGACGGTTAGTAAAGAAAGCATTATCAGTAAGTAGTGGAGAAATCCATATGGAGAAAACGATGCAAGACATGAGTACAGGGAACCAGCCCGATGGCTTTGCTTACGAATATTATAGTAGTTTTGAGATGGGCGAATTCTACTTTAAAAAAATAATCCCTTCACCACTGGTAGTAGAGGAGTCCGGTTTATCTCGCTGGCCTTGGACGCTAGAGCACGCAGGTTCGAATCCTGCCTACCAGACAAATTGCCCTCTAGGCTTTAAAGTGAAGCACGATACTTTTAATATCGGGAAGAAGGAGCATTACCTTCAGGGGGTACAAAAGCTACATACACAACCTTACAATCTCTCAGTTAAAAGCTGTTGTAAGATTAAGTAATAAGCCAATATGCTTATTAGTTGTGATTAGGTGTAGCACCAGCCTCGTTGGCGTAATGGTAGCGTATTTGTTTTACATGCAAATGGTGATAGTTCGATTCTATCACGAGGTACAAATTGGGTAGTAAAAGTCGTTCGGATACGACAGCCGGTCTGTAAAATCGGTCCTCAAGGGAGTGGTTCGAGTCCACTGCTGCCCACAATGATAATGGTTTTCTCTATCTCTCGGATGTCGACAATCCAAGATAGGTTCAAGAATTCTGCACCCTCTGCCGAGGCCTCGTAAAACTACGATTAAGCAGTTAAGATTGGAGCGAGATGGGTACTCCAACATTATCATTATTGGGTCTTTTGTATAGCTGGTGCGTACGCTAGTCTGAAGAACTAGAGGAACAGGTTCAATTCCTGTAGGACCCACTGTATCAACCTTGGACTGGTAGCTCAGAGGCAGAGCAAACGGCTGTTAACCGTTAGGCCGGGATTTCGAAATTCCCTCAGTCCGCAAAAATTGCTCCTATAGTAGAATGGTTAGCACACATCTCTGATAAGGATGAAATGGAGGTTCAATTCCTTCTAGGAGTACAAAAATGGTTCCTAAGATGAGGGTTTGTATTAGCGCTAAATGATACAACTCTGAACTTTAGCATAATGGTTTGCGATTCTGTTTAGCGATGGAATGGAAGAGTGGGTTCGACTCCTACAGGAATTACAAAATGGAAAGTAAACTAACAAGGTGTTAGGATGTCCTGCTAAGACAATCGCTCGGTAAAACGGGTTCGTTTCGAGTACGATGCTTTCCTCAAACACTGACTTGATCAGGTGATCGAAAATATCTCATAAGTATTTTCAGAGTGGATCGTTACCACTAGTCGGTACTATATGGTGTTTCTAGCTTATTGGTAAAGCGCTTGACTGTGAATCAGGAGAACAGGGTTCGATACCCGGTAACACCCAAAATGCCCCTGTGGTGAAAATGGTAAACACACCAGGCTTAAAACTTGGCGCTCAGGCTTGCTGGTTCGACTCCAGTCAGGGGTACAAAAAAATCGCTGATGTCCTCATACGTTCGACATTGAAGATGTGTAATGATATCAACATCGTAGGTTAAGCGATATCCTACAATTGGTCTTATAGTTTAATTGGAAAAACTTATCGCTACGAACGATAGAACAAAGGTTCGATCCCTTTTAAGACCTCAACTGCCCGTATAGTTTAATTGGAAGAACTAAACGCTTCTAACGTTTCAGTCCTGGTTCAAGTCCAGGTATGGGTTCAAAATGCGTTCCGCAGACAAGGTGTCGGTATGGTCTCCAAAACTACTACGGCGGGGTTCGATTCCTCGGGTTCGCGCAAATATATTGTTTCATTAAAAAATTAAAAATCATGAGCAAGTACCAAAAAGCATTAGTAGTGGATGCAAGCTTCACAGCAAGATCAGTTATAAGCACAGAACGAGCGTTCGTGATTTTTTATAAGGGTAATGCTGAAGTAATAGCAGAACACCCAGAAACATTCAGTTTAATTAATCCTGAATTAACTATTTACAAACCTTCTATTATTAGAGTAGCTAAGTATGTAAAACAAAACATTCAAAAAGTACCTCTAACAAGAGAAAATGTTTATCGAAGAGATAATTATGAGTGTGTTTATTGTGGTTGTTCAAATCAAAAAATACTAACATTAGATCACGTTGTTCCTCAATCAAAAGGAGGAAAAGATAGTTGGGACAATTTAGTAACAGCTTGCAGACCATGTAACCATGAAAAAGCAGATTTAACATTAGAGGAATATGGTAAAGAAATTCCAGAACCAAAAAGACCTCACTATTTAATGTTAATGAGAACTATGACGTACATACCAAGAGAATGGGAAACATTTTTATTCTTTTAGTTGGAAAACTAAAAATAAGTTCATATATTTAAGTATAAGAAGACCGAGTTGACCATGGAGGTCGGCAGGATTGCAAACTCTGCAGAGTAAGTTCGATTCTTACCTTGACCTCATTTAAGGTTCGACCCTCTACCAAATGTGTTACACCCACAAATGGACATCATGAGGGAGCTACCGATTGATAAGTGGTCGCACACGCGACAAATGCCTAGGTGGTGGAATTGGAATACACGGCGGCCTTAGAACCCGTCTATTGAGAGTTCGAGTCTCTCCTTAGGTACAAATTAGAGTTAGCTTATAGTAAAGCAGCAGGGGCTAACCTGCAGAACGGATACGAAAACCGGCTCTAATTATCTGCTCCCGACGCACAAATGGTGGTGCACCGGATTTGTAACCCGGAATAGAGCCAGTTCGATCCTGGCCGGGAGCTCAGCAGTTATCTGAACTAGCACTAGGACGATAACTACCAACGGAGGAAGCTAGTCTCACGGTTGGTCCTGTAGGTTGTGGTCACCCGTAAATCCACATAAAAAGAACTCCTACCAGGTAAAGTAGGTGTATGGCACTTTTCAGCCTAAGCTTTACCAAACTGCGACTATCGTATAATGGTCATTACTTTAGACTTCCAATCTAAAGATGAGAGTTCGATTCTCTCTAGTCGCTCAAGGGTGTGTGGGAACCCAAGAATATGTGATGAACATATACCCACAATCTGCTGCGTTAGTGAAGGGGTTAACACGTATCACTTTCTATGATAAGGCACGGGTTCGAATCCCGTACGCAGTACAATAAGGGGCTATAGTGAAATTGGCATCACGATAGATTTGCATTCTGTTATTCCGGGTTCGAATCCCGGTAGCTCCACAATAAGGTCTATTCGTTCAACGGCTAGGATACTACCCTGTCACGGTAGGGATGAGAGTTCGATTCTCTCATAGACCGCTAACATGAGCGTTGAAGCACAATTGGACGTGCAACCGGTATAAGGCCGGTGGGATATAGGTTCGAATCCTATCTCTGCTCCAAATTAAACTGCGTTAAAGTGTAAAGGTTGCATCCTGGTCTCATAAGCCAGGGGGGTGGTTCGAGTCCACGCTACGCTACAAAGAACTAAATGGCGGTGTCAGGCACCCACTGCAGAGGGTACAAAGAAGAACCTGCTTTATACAGTGTGAAAGATGGTTAACGTGTCTTTTCGTCCTATAACACATTTAGTTTATTTGTCCTTTTAGCTCAGTTGGTCAGAGCAGCTCGCTCATAACGAGAAGGTCACAGGTTCGAGCCCTGTATAGGACACAAAATTTTATCCAATATTTTAACAAAAAGACTTGTTTACACGGGTCTTTTTTTGTATCTTTATACATTAAATAAAAAGTTATGAAAGTAAAATTATTAAAAAAAATTAGAAAGAGATATTCAATTACTCATTATCCAAACGGAGCTTTCATGTGGGATGATTTTTATGAAGGCCCTATTA